CTTCGGCAGGGCGTGCAGTGTACGGCCTTCTAAGGCACCGTAGCGGGGCGAACATTCCCGGCAGGTAGGTCGGATAGGAGGCCCCAATTCTCAGCCGTTCTAGGGCTAGTAGCAGGGCGATTACGTCTAAGGCTGTGTGCGCCTCATGGCGGGGTGATAGGTGCCTTCGGCTAGGGATACCGCAGGCCGGGCCTGCAAGGGCCAGGAAGGGGCACCCTAGGGCCGTTGGAGGGCATAAGAATAGCGCCTACCCTTGAAGAGTAAGCGCCATCCCTAGCAGCTAGTTGTCTGCGGGTCCGCGATCGAATGCCAGCAATGCCCAGCCGACAAGCTCAGTGCCCCCAGAATCACATTCAAGACACTCGCACCTATTGTGGTCAATGTCTGCCGCGTCACCCGTGCGTTCACAGAATGCCTCGACAACGGTATATGCGAAGGTGACGGCGTGCCCAGCCTCCAACAATTCGACCGCGTGCGGAAGGTTGAAGGCGACATGATCGGCGGCATCGTAGAACTCACTCGCCTCATGCAAACGCGAATGGTCCGCGACGTTTGCGGGCAATTCCATGCCGCCGTCGTAGCTCCACATGATCGAATCGCCCGCGTAGGCCGTGCCGAAGTCGTCACCTACGGCGTAGCGGCCATTGCCCAACGGCGTGACCGTGGCATCCTCATAGAACGAACGATCTGCGATAGCTTGCAGTGCTTCTGTGAGAGTGAACATGTCTAGAGTCCCTTCGCCTTGAGTGCTCGCGCCGTGCGCAGCTTGATGCTCGCGTGGCGTGCTTCGGGCGTGCGCTCGGAGTCTTCGCGCTTAAGCGTGTTGAAAGTTCGGTTGGGGGTGCGCATTGTTCTAGTTCCCTTCTAGGTGGATAGGTAAGCGAGTTACCGACCCGCGGATAGGTCAAGTGAACTACCCGCGAGGCGCTAGCGCGCTTAGACCATTGCCAGGTACTGGGTTAAGGCATCTTCGATACTGTCAGCGTAGATGCCGCCGACGGGGTAGGAGTTGATACCCTGATCGTTGACGGTATCCCAGTGCATCGTACCCTCGTCACACTCGGCGCCATACTCGGCCATGACTTCCCACACCTCGCCGCGGGCCCACTGTTCCCATTGTTCCGCGAGTGATTCGGCGTATTCCCCTTCCCACGTAATCGCGAGCACGTCCCACCAATCCGATTGTGAGTACCCGCGCGCGGAGTAGGTCACGATGGCACCTTCGGCCCGCTCGCGAACCCAGCCAATGCAGACGCGGGCGTACCGGCGCGTAATGTCTAGCGCCTTGTCAGCGTCGTGAGTGTCGTACGCACGTTCGAAGACTTCGGAGAGTTCGCACGTTGCTTTGTCGCGTCCGCCACGGGGAGACGTGTTGTAAACCATGATCGTGGCGTCAGCATCCCACGTCGCGGGAGACTCGGCGCTCGTGTCTTGCCAAACGACGTATCGTGTCGGGGTGTCTGCTGTTTCGTCGTAAATGTGTGCGGTTCCGTCGCGCAGGTATTCGGTACGCATGGTGTTAGTTCCTTCGGTTGGTGTGCTTCGGTACCCTTAGCGTATGCACTACGCGGGCGAATGTCAAGCCGATCCGGCAACCAATTCGCGGGCGGCGCGGCGTGCTTCGGCAGGAGTGGCGTGGTGCTCCCCCACCGTGTCAATGTCGATAGCAGGCCGGTCATCCCGTTGGCTGCCCAGCACCGCACGGCGGACGGTGTAGTGACGCGGGGCATCGTCGTAGGCTTCCGAAGTGACGAAGTAGAACACGCCGCCCGGCACGGCCTTAGAGTCGCCGCTGTGGTAGACACCTTCGAGCAGGCGTGACTTGAAGAATCGCATAGAGTCACGTGAGAAGAAATAGCTACCCGCGTGATCTGCGATAGCGCGAAGGTCGGCGGCGTTGCGAACGTGCGTGCGCTGATAGTGAACGGCCATGTCTTCATTCCCTTGTGTTGGTTGACTAGTAGAACAATACGCGGTGCAATTGGTAGTCATGGTGTGTCTCCTGGTGTGTCGGGGCGTGAGGCTAGGTCAGTCCTGGCGCCAGATGATGAGGGACGCAAGCCCGATATCGAAGGTAGAGAGAACGTCGATAGTAGCGTCGATATAGAGTACGGCATCCGCGGCGGTCATGCTATCGATCTTAACGGTCTTGCCTGTCGTAGTGGTGTACCCGATACGCACGCGGTCACCGCTAATGTTCAAATAACGGAGGTCTTCGGTGACACGGGCGATATCGCGGACGGCCTGCGGGGTGTGGAGAGTGTGCATGGTGTACCCTTCGGTTGGTTGCTGATAACTACAGTTAATCAGGTACGCGTGCGAATGTCAAGCCCTAAGCGTAAACGTCGGTGGGGGTCCACTCGAACATCGGCGTAATCGGTTGCGCTCCGGCGTTCGCGGCGTTACAGAACTTGCAGTCCGGGTCATAGTGCTCGAACATGACGCCTCCGCCCGAGCAGGTGGAACAGGTAGCCGTGGTCAGGTTGCCATTCGGCAGGATAACAGTCACGCGGCCCATTCGGTCGCAGGTGGGACAGTCGATTCGAGTGTACACGGTGAGATCCTTAGAACGATGGGATAGCGGTGATGGTGGTGCGCACGATAGTGGGCACGGGAGTGAAAGAGTACGCGGGCACGGGTACTGCGTGAGGGTGGAAGGCGGCGATACCGGCCTGAGATGAGAACATGGCTACTCCTAACGAATGACGCAATAGAAACAAAAGACGACGGCGGAAGTAATCCACACAGTACGCACGATACCCCGAATGACGTAGTACCGGCGCGAGCGGCGCGTCATGCCTTCGACCCGCGCGGGGGAGGTGTGACGGCGGCGGCTGCAACGGCGGCCATGTTAGGGGCCGTGCTCCACAGTACCCGTGCCGCCGTGCGGTTCAGGTCGCGCATGTAGGCGGCGGTCGTGGGTGCGTAGTCTGCCGACGTGGCAACGCGGGCAGGAGCGGCGACGGTACGCGCGGGAGCGGCGAAGCGTGCGCGATTAGCGGCGGAAGCGTTGCGGTCAAGTGCAGGTGCGGTGTTTGTCATGTCTTTATTCTCTCGCGTATTGCGGGGGAAGTCAAGCCGAAACGCAAAGTTTCTTCGATTAGTTTCTCGGCGTGATGCGGGCATCGAATGGCGCGAGCTGGCAACGGGGGAGGATAGGCACGCGTGCGCGCGTATCACATATTTAGTCGAAAGTCAAAGTTGACAAAGGTCTCGAATTGTGCTAACGGCGGGGGGCTCCTGGCTGGCGGAGAGGCAGTAAGCTCACACTCCATTCCAGGGGTTTCATCGCCCAAAAATATTTCAATTCCCGTTTTCGTTCCTGGGGATTTTTTTCCGTGTTAGGCTCGTACCGATAATTATTTTTCAAAATTGAAGGAGTTCCTGTGGCGCACAACCTCCAACCTATAGGCGACGAAGATCCTGCGCTGATGTGTGCGGCGTGTCATCAGTGCCCGTGTTGCACGGGGTTGTCGGAGGATTGCGAACCTGGGTGATAAACTAGAGGGAGATACTTTTCCCCCGGAAGGACACCTGATGAGTTTTCCTGCCCAGACACCAAACGTCGTCATTCATAACCCCCGTGCGCGGAGGATTGCCCGAGTGGTGCTGGATGTGATCGGCGCGGGGCTGGTTATTTCGATGGCGGTGGATGCGGCGACGGATGCGTTTGACTTGCTTGCCTTGACGGTTCCTGTTCTTGCCGGGTGGACTGCTGCGCGCACGGTTTTCGGCTTTGCGGTGGATACTCCTAACACCCCGCACCTGTAGGCGTGTCTGAGGTGAATGCCCCTTACCCGCAGGCGTCGGAGGCAGTGGACGCTCATCTGTCTACGGCTATTGAGTCTCTTCGTTCTTCGCAGGAATTGGGGTTTACTCGGGTGGAAAACCGTATCAATGAGATGGTCACCAAGGGCGAGTTCAACGCTACGATTCAGCGCCTTGATGCTAAGGACGATCATCTGGAGGCTAAGATGGAGTCTGGGTTTAAGGATATGAAGCTGGAGGTGTCCCAGGGGTTCAACAATGTTAAGGATGCTGACCGGGAGCGGAACACGAAGAATCGCTGGTTTTGGGGTCTTATGGTTTCGTTTGCGGGTGTTATGTCGGGTACGATTTTCGGGATTATCACTCTTCTCACAAGATAACGGTTTCGTAACGATCACACGTTCGCCCTGCTTTGGCGGGGTTTTCGTGTTTTTCGGGGGTACACTTTTAACAGGGGTGCGGACATCGACGTGAGAACAAGGGAGCAAAAGATGGCAATTGAAGTAAAGGTAGGCGACCGGGTTCGGCTCGTAGGGACGGGCTGGGCGGGGGCATACGATGGGTACGGGGCAGGGGACATCGTAGATGTAGTCGAGGTCCCGGTTGTCCGTGAAGAGAGTTCCGTTCGTGCCTACAGTATTCACGTCGTTTGCCCAGATGTGGGCATGTTCGCGGTGGAACTCGTTACGGATAATGCCAAGCAGGGGGAGAGTTCTTTCGATCAAAAGGTACGCACCATCCTCGACGACATGGCGACGTTGCTCGTAGAGAAGAATACGGCTTACGGTAATTCCGCCCTAGACCCCGTTCGCATCTTCTCGAAGGCGGATACCCTGGAGCAACTGTACGTGCGTCTGGACGACAAGATTAATAGGGTCAAGCAGGGCCACGAGTTCCCAGGGGACGACACGATTCGGGACATTATTGGGTATTGCACGCTTATTCTTATTGCACGGGAGGACAACGATGACAACGATTGTAGCGGTTAAGACGGCCAAGGGCGTAAAGTTCGCGTGGGACTCTCAGACGACGTGGCAGCACCGCTCCATGCTGGGAGCCGTGAAGGTGTTCCAGAACGGGCCTGTAACCTTTGGGGTGGCGGGTTTGGGGCGAGCGTCGGATGTTCTGAAGTACATGGGTGTCCCGGACCGCAAGGAGTACGAACCTGACTTCGATAATGAGGCGTGGATTGTGCGAACCCTAGTGCCTGCGATTATCAAGGAGTTCAAGAGTGTGGACGTGGGTGAGTCCGATTCATTTAGTACAGAGGCCCATGTTATCATCTCTGTAGGAGGTGATACGGGCTACCTTTCCGGGAACCTTTCCTTCGTTCGCGACGAAAGCGGCACTTATGCCGTGGGGAGCGGAAGCCAGTATGCCTTGGGGGCCTTGTCGGCAGGCGCGTCGCCGAAAAAATCAGTTGAGATTGCCCGAGACTGGGACCTCTACACCGGAGGAGAAGTTCAGGAGATGACGGTTTAATATGGGAAACGCATACACACTTGAAGAAGTAGAGCAGGAAATCAGCCAGACGTATCAGTGGTTTCACCGGGAGGCGGGCGTGACGGTTTATCCTCGTGAGGAGGGGCACCTGGGGTCGCTCTGGGCGTTGCATGATCTTCTTGTGGAGGATCGCCGGGACGCCTTGACTGCTGAAGAGTTTAAGGCGGAGCATGGTCGCGGTACACATGCAGTAGACTAGTAACGACGGGGTTCCCTCCCTTCCCCCGTCACAGAAACGCACCTTCCCTCCCTTGGGTGCGGATACCCCCTCTGGTTGTAGGCATTGCGCCTCCTGGAGGGGGTTTCACTTTCTCTCGTAGTAAACTAGGGGTAAGCCGAAAAAGGGTTTGTAGTAGGTGTTGCCGTCAAACCAGAAACCCTGCGGGGGTGACCCCAAGACACAGGCTCGAAGTTCGAGTGCTTACTGTTAGGGCGGCAGACGTAGAGGAGGGTTTATGGGTGAGTTGGAAGAGTTTGAGATTGATAGCCGTATCGAGAAGCTGATTTGGCGGTCTATTGGTCGCAAGTCGGTTCGGAAGATGGCTGAGGAGACGGGTCTTCCGGTTGAGACGGTTGCGCGTATTCGCACCGAGCTTTTGGACGGGGTAGATGAGCTTACGATTGACCAGAAGCGCACGAAGCTTCTCGTAGACCTTCAGGATATTGCGGATACGGCCCGGAGTGACTATGACAGTGCCGATGATACCGATTCGGGTTCTAAGCTTCTCACGGTGGCTGTGGGGGCTATTAAGACGGTGTTGGGTGAGATGCGTCAGATTGAGAAGTCTAGTAGCGGGGCTATTGACGCTTTGAACCAGATGCGTATTCGGGAGCTAATGCGTTTGGTGGACACTACCGTGACCCGCACGTTGGAAGAGGTCGCTACTACGCATGATTTGGAGTTGACGGAGCTTCTGGGCATCTTCCAGTCTCACCTCATTCCCGCAGCACGGGAGCTTGATTCACGTTGAGTCTTTTTCTTGTAGCGGATGGTGCGTTTAGCCAAATTGAGGCTCGCCGGAAACAGCACACGTATAAGTTTGACCCTGTACTGTGGGCGAAGGAGGTTGCCGGGGTTCACTTGTGGAGCCGTCAAGCTGAGATTGCCATGTCTGTAGCGGTGAATAAGAACACCGCTGTGAAGGCAGGGCATGGTGTGGGGAAATCGTTCCTTGCAGCGTTGCTCATCTGCTGGTGGGTGGATACCCGGTACCCTAACTGCTTCGTGGCGTCTACAGCCCCGTCTACAGCCCAGATTGGCGCTATCGTGTGGAGGGAGATTCACCTTCTCCGGGCGAAGATCGAACAGCGGTTCAAAGAGGGGCTCGTGGATCACAAGTTGCCGGGGTACGTGACATCTGACCATATTTGGAAGACGGAGCAGGGCGTTATCGTAGGGTTCGGACGTAAGCCACCGGATCAAAAGACTGATGACGCTTTCCAGGGTCTTCACGCGAGTGAGGGTGTCCTTGCCATTGGGGATGAGGCCGTGGGTCTTCGGGAGGAGATGATTGACGCTCTCGGTAACATTACGACTACTAAGAATGACCGTCGCCTTATTATCTGTAACCCGACCAACCCGGCGAGCTATGTGGGTCAGTTGTTTAAGACCCGGCCCTCAAACTGGGAGTATTTCACAATTGCGGTTATTCATAACCCTAATTTCACGGACGAGAAGGAGACGACACCGCAGGCAGTGTTGGAGGCTCTTTCCGACGAGTCATTCTTGGACTCGAAGCGGGAAGAATACGGAGAAGGGTCGTCGCGCTGGACGTCCCGCATTATGGGTGAGTTCGCGTGGGATATGGGGTTCACGCTCATCCGGGCAGAGGATATAGCTAAGGGTTTGGACTGCAATATTGTGCCGTCCCCTGACGGTCGTCCCGTGTTCGGGGTTGACGTTTCCCGTTCTAAGCGGGGGGATAAGAACTCGATCTACAAGTGGCAGGACGGCCACCTCCGGTACGTGGACTCATGGAATGAGCCGGACGCGATGAGGACGGCAGATCGTATCCACAGCCTTGCTCTTTCCCACGGCGTTTCCGACATCCGCATTGACGGCGTTGGTCTCGGAGGCCCCATCGCTGACCGTGTTCGAGAACTCGCTGCCGGAAAGTACGATGTCTACGAGATTCTGGGTAACGATCCCAGCCCGGATAGGTCTCGTTGGTTTAATTTCCGCGCGTGGGCTTGGTGGAACTTTCAGGATCGCCTCTCGCAGGGGCTTATCGACATCGACACGGAGGACATCGACCTCCAGGAACAGCTTCTCAGCGTGGAGTTGAAAAAGCGCTCCTCGGGTACGGACAACATTCTCCTTGAGAGTAAGGAGGATATGGCGAAGCGTGGGGTCTCGTCGCCTGACCTTGGGGATGCGGCAGTGTATGCGTCGATTGACTTGAGCCCGTGGACAGGGAACCCCTACAATAACCTCCCCCTCGGGGCCGTACTGTCCGAGGATCGAGCGGATGTAGCCCCGATGGACGACTTCCAAGCGGCAATTCGAGGCCCGGGGATGCCGATGTACTGGTAATCGTGTGGTAGGCTTAGGGGTGTAGATCAACTGCACGCTTGGAGGACACATGACTACGATTCTTTACGGGGTGTTTCACCCTCGCGCACCACAGGAGTGCCTGTACACAGGGGTAACCTCGGGGCTACTTCATGCTAGACAGAACGCCCATTGGAACGCCGCCCTTACGGGGAAGACAAACGGCCCGTTCCCCAATTGGATGAGGAATTACCGGGGAGAGCGCGACGTAGTGGAGTTTATCGCGCTCCATGAGTACCCAACCCGAGAGGAGGCGCTGGAAGCGGAAGTGGCACTAATAGCAGGGCTTAGGAACATCGGCCAGGCCCGCCTCAACCAAGCGGGCGGGGGCGAGGGGCAAACGCCCGGGTTTAAGCACTCCGACGAATCGAAGCGAAAGATGTCGTATCCGGGGGAGAAGAACCCGGGAGCAAAACTGACTTGGGCGGATGTTCGAGACATGCGAACACGGGCATCTAAGGAGTATGTCCCCGTAGCCCGCCTAGCCACCGAATTTGAAGTCGCACAGACCCTCATCCGCAGGGTTCTCGCGGGAGAGGTGTGGGTGGACGAGACCTACGACCCGTCAGGGTGGGTTCCGAAATTCCGGATGACTCCAATGGATGTTATTACCCGCATCCGAGAGTTAAGGGCGGAGGGTGCGCGAACAAGGGAGTTGGCGAGAATGTTTAATGTATCGGAGTCCACAGTCCGGACAGCCATTCGCGGTACGTCCCGTCCCGATGACACCTATGATCCGGCAACCCAGAAGCCGCTCCCGCCCCCAGGAGCCAGGCTGACGGAGGACGAGGTTAGGGAGATCCGCAACCTCCGGGAGGCAGGGGTTTCCGTCAAGCTCATCTCGGAGAAATTCGCAGTCTCCGAGACTAACGTGTATTACATTGCCAGCCGCAAGATTTGGGCTGATGTAGAATAGGATATATGAGCGACTTCGACCCCATTAACCAGATTACAGAGGCCCTTTCACAGGTTCTTTCAGAAAATGATGGCCTACGGGAGTCGCTTTCGGACGTGAAGATGATGCTGGACGCCGAAAACCGAGGCTGGTCGAGTATCGGCGCTTTCCTCTCGGAAGAGAACCTGGAGGGGTTCGACCTGGACGAGCTACAGGAAGTGTCGCAGAAACTCCGAACGTACACCACCGGAAACGCCCTTATGCGCCGAGGGTGCCAGTTGCACATCGGATACGTGTTCTCGAACGGGTTTTTTGTTGAGGGAACGGAGGCACCTACGAAGGGGCGACCCTCTGACCTGCGAAACGCTTTCGTCAACCGCGTGAACCAGGAAAACATCTTTTCCTACGCAGCACAGTCTGAACTTCAGCGGTCTCGGTACACGGACGGAATGGTGTTCCTGGCTGCGCACCGGGGCAAGAAGGAAGTCCGCCGCATCCCGCTCTCGGAGATCACGGGAGTGAAGGTAGATGAGGACTACGGCGAGGACGTTATCGCATACCGGCGGACGTGGAAACAGCACAACGAGAACAAAACCCAGTCGCGGTGGTACATGACCGACCGATTCTCGGGGGTCAAGCCGAAGTCTTACGCTGACGGGGCTGGCGAGCGGGTTCCGGTCGATCAGGATGTCGTGATCGTGGATGGACGCTTCAATAGGGCCGTAGGATTTGTACTTGGAGTTCCAGACGCTATTGCCGCCAGCGTGTATGTCACGGCTTACGACCAGATCCTGCAATATGGCCGAATTGTCGATGAGTCGTTGAGTCGCATACTCTACAAGGTGGTCAACAAGACTAAGCAGGGCGTGCAGACTACGGGCGTCAAGATCGCCAACTCGACGGTGCATGGCGGCACGGCCAGTATGGCGGAGGGACAGGATCTCCAGGCTCTCGGCGGTACAAGGGTCAATTTCAACTTCAGTAACGCACGCCCGGTGGCGGCAATGGCGGCGGCTGCGCTAGACGTGAGCAATATCGACCTCCTGGCAGATAGTTCCGCCGCGGGATCCAGCTACGGCGCTGGGAACCTACTTACGGTAGGGGTGAGGAACGCCATGAAGCAGAAGCAGAACGAGTGGACGGACATCTTCCACCGTGTCTTCCACGTTCTCGGCCTTGGACGCCCCCGGATCTTCTTTGAAAAAATGGAGGACGTTGAGCCGTACCGCGCGGCCCAGGCGCTCACCCTCCTCTCCCCGACGCTCAGCGATGAAGAGTACCGGATGAAGGCACTAGACACCCTGGACATCATCGGCAACGCTACGGACATCCCGGAGTCGTTGAAACTCCGGAACATCAGCCCTAACGCGGCATCCCAGCAGGCCGCACCCGATCAGGGGCAGTCTAACGGCACTGGCGGGGGCGGGCAGGGTGCTAACGATCAGCGCAGTGACGGCATCGGGGAGAACATGCGTCACGAAATGGCGATGGAGGATCAGTTGACGCGGATGAGCGAAATGCTGGCGCGGTTTGAGGAATTGACGGAGCGTTAAAAGGCGGCTTTCCTAATCGCCATGCTAAGATAGGTAGAGAGATGACAAAGCAACTTGCAATCCGCGAATCCGTCACCGAGGCCCCGGTCAAGTCGGGCAATCGCTGGCGCGTTATTGTCGCCCGCCCCGGACAGGGGTCCAGCGGGAACTACTCAGAGGAGATGTTCCGCAGGGACGCGCATCACATCATCGCCCCGGGCGGTCAAATGTTCATCAACCACGATGACACCCGCAACCCCAAGGACATGCTTGCCGTGTACCCGGAGGGTTCCTACTGGGACGAAACCGAGAAGGCGGTCGTCGCTGAGGCGGAGGTGTTCTCCCATTGGGAGGCTTTCGTCAACGAGGTTGGCCCCCACTGTGGCGTCTCACTGTACGCCCTGGGAGAGTCGGACGAGAATGGGAACGTCACGGCCATTATCCCGGATCGCCTGAATGGCGCGGATCTTGTGGCGCGCCCTGGACTGGTTGGCTCTGGGCTAGCCGAAAAACTGTACGAGTCTGCAATCGCAGGTTCGGAAAAGACCAAGGCCGCCGCGGCCCTGGAACGAAAGGATAACGAACAAATGGATGAAAAGGTGATTGAGGCCCTTGAGGCCCTGACCGCCCAGGTGTCCGAACTCGTTGCCTCCAAGAAGAACGCCGAGGCCGCTGAGGCCCAGGCACAGGCAGACACCGAGGCCATTGCGGAGGCAGTCGCCTCCTTCCAGGCCGCGGTCGTCGCTGTGGACGAGGCTGACCTCCTCGCTCCGCAGAAGGCTGAGATTCTTGAGGCCGCGAAGTCGGGCGCTGATGTGGCACCCCTCATTGAATCGGCCAAGGCTGTAAAGGCTGCCGCTCTGGAGGCCGTCCAGGTCAACGAGTCGCACGGTCGTGACTTCGGTGGAAACACTAGCAAGTCGTACACTGTCGCAGGATGGAGCAACTAATCATGGCGCTTAACAAGATTTACGCCTCTACTCAGGAACTCCACCGGGATCGGGCGCTTTCGCTCATTACGAGTCCCAGCACCGCCCCTTCGAGCATCCAGCCGGGTGTTCCGGTTGTTGTCGGTGCTCGCCCTGCTGTGAGTCTCACCGCTTCTGGCAACGCGACCAAGACGGTATCTTCGGGTCTCCCCGGGGGTATCAACTCGGTGGTCTACGACAACGGCGGTGTCGGCAACTCGGCAAGCCCTGCAAGCGCGACGTTCGCTTTCGACGGCACGTTTGAGTTTGCGGTTACTGGCGCTACCGCTTCGACCGCTAACGAGACCGCCGTTTACATTACGTCCGCAGGCGCGCTGACCCTTACCCAGGGTTCCAACGTCCTGTACGGCGTGGTCGATTACCCCGTGGGTTACCGCCGTAAGGCCGGTCGCGCCGCAGTCAAGATTGGAGCCTAATAATGGCACGCGAATACAAGGATAACTTCACCCTTGATGGTCGCCTCAAGGTCGTCCCCGGTGTCTCTAAGGCTAAGGTTGCGGCTGTTGCGGAGATGACGGAACGCCACCTCCAGGGTGACCGCGTTGCGTCGGCTACCCTGCACGAGGCGCTTACCACCTCGGACGCGATCTTCAACGCGGCGCACCTTGCCACGCTGAACTTCCTGCCGAACTACGACGAGGCTCCGCGCGAGTGGCGTTCGGTGGCTGGCACCCGGGCAGTCCCGGACTTCCGCCCCGCTACGCTTTACAGCCTGAACCGTTCTTGGACGGACGGTAACGGCGAGAGCAACGTGCTTTCGGCTAACGGTGGTGCCCCGGTCATCCCCGAGGGTGCGGCGTACCCTTACGCTTACATCTCGGGTCAGAACGCTCAGGGTGGCGCTGTCACCAAGAAGGGTCTGAAGACCGACTGGACGCTTGAGGCTCGAATCAATGACGGCCTGGGTGCTCTGGATGAACTTCCCCGTGAGCTTAACGAGGTTGCGCTGGACACGGAGGAGGAAGAGGTCTTTGGCGCTCTGACTTCGTTCGTCCGTGCCAACAGTACGACCGAACTTGATGGTGGTCTCGTTCCGACCGGCTCGACGGTTCTCCCGAACGCCCCGTTCAGCCGTGATGCGCTTATCCGCGCGATCATCGAACTGTCCGAGCGTACCATCAACGGTCGCAAGGTTCGTGTCTCTGGCGGCTACAACGTCATCGTTCCGGTTGGGCAGGGCATCTTCGCTCAGTTCATCCTGAACCAGACGTTCGCTGAGGTCAAGGACGGCAACTTCGTTCTCAACATCGAGGGCTACAACCCCCTCGCTGGCGTGAGCGTTGTGGAGTCGGACTTCGTTACCGGGACTGAGTGGATTCTCATCCCGAAGCCGGGTGCTACCCGCCGTCCGGTGCTGGATCGACTCACCCTGCGTGGGTTCGAGACTCCTCAGTTGTTCGTGGACAACCATGTGGGTGTCCCGATTGGTGCGGCTTCGATTGCACCGTTCGAGGGTTCGTTCGCTGCTGATGCCATCACGCTGAAGCTCCGCCAGTTCGGCGGCGCGGCGGTGTGGGATCAGGGTCAGGCTATCGTCTACAGCACGGGCGCGGGGTCGTAACCCCCTTCCCCCGCTAGAGAAGCCCCCGAGGACTTGAAACCTCGGGGGTTTCCCGTTTCTGCGGGGGTTCGTGAGGCCGGCCCCTGTGATAAACTGGTAGGTAGTAGGCTTACCATCAAGGAGTAGTAAATATGGCTTTTCAGCCCGTCCCCCTAGAGCAGAAGTCGGGAACTCCCAACGCATTGTTCGCCCCCGTCCCCGTAGACTACCCCCTGGACCCGGTTCTGGCGGCCCTCATTGACGCCGGTTTCGGCTCCGCAGGTGAAGTGCTCGCTACGAACAGTACGGGCGACGGCTTCGAGTGGGTCACCCCGTAGGCCATGACTAACTTTCTCGGGGGCGTCGTTCTAGTAGACCCGTCCGGGGAGCCCTACGCCGTGGGGAGTCCCGTTGACACGCCTATTGGCATCGGCGCGCTCGGGCACCCTCTCGGCCAAGGCCCCATCAACGGCAATTTCAGGTCTCGCCCGGTGGGGTATCGAGCAGGCAAACGTGGCCTTTAGGCAATACGTCTACTGTACCTCGGCTCACGCGGCGGACTATACACTTATTCAGACCCGAGGGACCACATCCGCGTCCACCACCGGACAGTCCACCGTCCTACTGACCGGGGCTAACCGCCTACGTCTTCGGGAGCAGGCTACGGGTGTGACCCTTTGGACGGCCTCCGCCGACTTCCCGCTCAACGAATCCGTGAGGATCGAGAAACTGGTGGAGGTCGGAACCAGCCCTACCACTGGTCGCGTCCGGGTTGCCTACTACCTTGGGGACAGCCTCACCCCTATTGAGGACACGGGGTGGCTTACGGGGGTGAACCTGCGCGGTGGCACATACCCAGTAGGCAACATATACTTTGGCAAAATTAGCGCCGCTGCCTATGCAGGCGACCTGTACGTGGACACGCTCAAGGTGCTGAGCGGGGCGGACTACACGGGCCAGTTCATTGGCCCGGCCGCCGTGCCCGCCACCGCGTCGCCACTCAAGCGGTGGGATGTGGCCACGTCGAGCTATGTTGACCTCGACGCATGGCGCTGGGACGGCTCGGAGTACGTCCCGGTAGACGTATCTCACGCCCTTGGCTGATAGAATAGAACTTGAGCGAAGGATGACACATGGAATACCCGAACGGAAACCCCGGAGCATGGCCGGTTGACCTTGCATCCCCCGTTGGGCAGTTTCGGGCCATCGCAGGTGACCTCAACTCTGAACCCTTTGACCCCGTAAAGCCGGGGTTCCAGAACTTCGAGAAGTTTTCCGACGCAGAGATTGAGGCGTACCTGGAGCAGGGGGCGGGTTCCCTGAACCGGGCGGTCGGTCTCTCGTACCTGTACCTTGCTGGGCAGGCCGCGATGGAGTCCCATGCGATCAAGGACTACGACCTTCAGGTGGACTCGACAAAGCGAGCCGCCGACCTCCGAGCTATCGCGCAGATGTGGTTTGGCTTGGCGGACTCTGAAGATGTAGCGTCTGCCGAGGAGGGATTCGTCATCGTCCCCACGGGAACCGACGCGGGGGGATTCATCCCCGAGCTGGCTCCCCCGGTTTGGGGCCGACAGTACACTCTAGGCCGGTGGCGGTAGATGGCCTATAGCTTCAAGGCGGCCTGGAACGACGCCATCGCGGAGGTTTCAACCCGCGAGGAGTTTCAGACTGCCCGCATTCGCATTGAAGACCCGTCCCTTCTCACTCAGTCCGACTACGACATCGAGACCGGGGAGTGGACTATCGTTGGAGACCCCGTGATCTACCCCGTGGGGGGCGAGACGGGGCAGGCTCGGATCATCGGCGTCCGATGGGGGGTCCAGTCGGGGGGCGAATCCCAGGCCAACGCTACGACCATCTCGGCTATCCGTATTCAGGTTCCCCAGCATGTCGTTGGGAGAGTGAAGCGGGGTCTGAAGGTTCACGTCACGTCCAGCCCCCAGAACCCTACGCTCACCAACTTCGTCTTCACTGTGAACTCCGACATGCAGGGATCGGCAGCCGCCGCCCGGACATTCGAGTGCTCTCTCGACCTCGACTACCAGGTGCCAAGTGGCTGACCCGGGGCGAGGGGCCAGAGAGTACCAGAGCGGCGACCTCGTGCGCTGGTATAAGTCCAAGATGACTCGGATTGACGAGGGCGTTGAGGAGGCCATGACCTCTGCCGGGGAGCTTGGAAAAGACCTCGGGCGGCACTACATTGAGACCCGAGGGACGGGGCGGACGTGGACTCGGCCAGGCCCAACAGGGCGAGGCGGCTCCATCCCGGGTCGCGTAGATACGGGTGCAATGCGGGACGCTTTCGGATACCGCAAGACCACGCAGGGTAACTCTCGTCAGCTCCGAGTGGGCTGGGTTACAGGAAAGCGAGAGGACTACTTCCAGTTCCAGGAGACGGGGTTTACTCATTTTTCAGGTCTCGACGTGCCCGGCATGTATGCACTTCAGGACGCGACCGCCGCAGCGTTTGAGCAGTTGGCTCAGGACTTGAAGCAGAACATAAAGAAGGCGTAATGGCATCGAATCTTGAAAGCATCCAAGAGGGTATCCTGACGTACTTGGGCACTAACCTTGCCCAGCCGGTCATCGAGCAGGGCATCCCAGATGCCGAGACGGTTCTGCGGAACAAGGCAGGGGGCATTGACCCCTACATTGCCGTCCAGTTCGGGGACATCCAGCAGGGGCGCGCTCACTCGATGATTGGCCCGCGAGGGGACGACTACATTCTCCCACTGTACTTTCAGTGCGTTGGGCCTACACCCGCCATAGCCCGGGGGGTGCAGAACCGTCTCCTCGACCTGTTTCTTGGGGCAAAGTTCCCCTGGGCCGGGAACGTTCGCAAGCGACCTGGAGGGGGCATGTTCTCTACCACGAACTCCTCCGCTTCGACAGAGGCGTACATGATGCCGTCCTCCTTCGGAATTGTAGTGCAATTCGAGTAGCCATGCTAGAATGGAATAGATATGAAAAGTGATATGGTAGTCGTCCGAAACACCCTCACGGGGGAGATTGGCGATATTCGCCGTCGCCTTTTCGAGAGTCCCGTGTTTAATCCGAACGGCCTGCTCGTAGAGGTGGTTGACACCCGTGGTGGCTGTGTGGATTGTGGAACCGCTCAAGAGGCGGAGCATCCGGTGGACGACATCGAAGATATCGAACCCTACATCCCCGAAGAGGAAGAGGACTAAGCCGTGGCCTTGCGACGACTGACAGGCGATGAGGTCTACCGCATTGGTTTGACCTCTAAGCGCAACTTTGCGGACTGGACGAATC